GAGTTTTAACGCAGTGATCCTATCCTTGGCTTCTACAAGCGGTCGATTGTATTCGTCACGAGCGTCTACAATCGCCATGATCTTCGCTAAAAGTCCGTCTCTGTCAAGAGGTTTTTCAACCTTCTTGTTGGCTTCAATGTAGGCATCGCGTTGGGCGATAACGCTTACGTCTTTCACCCAATTGACGCTTATCCAGAGAGCCTTGTTTGTGTGGTTCTCTGCGACGATCAAAGCAGCGTCAAACGGCGAAGCACCCTTAGCAAGCTCGATAGCGAAAGCCTGCTTTAGTTTTGCGTCATCAGCGTAATCAGGCAACTCGCGCTGCGGCTGTTGTGCTGGCCATGCTGTGAACGTATCGGGGTAACCAAAAGGCATCCCTTACACATAACAAGAAAAACCCTTCGATGCAATCATACATCGAAGGGTGAAGTCTGAGGGGAGAAAGACCGGGCAGGACGTTACCCAGCGATTGCATCATACAGCGAGAGTTGGCTTTGTCAACACCCAATCTTTCTCAATCTGCATGATGAGCGCATCGCGGTTCAACTTGATAGCGATGTTTAGCAGATGCCTCAAATCTAATCCTGCTGGATGTTTTGCGCAAAACACATCAATCAAATCACACAACTTTGCGTCATTCTCTGTCTCATGCAACGAACCATCTTCAGCCTTAAAAGCTTCTACACGTTTAACCATGGTATCACCACCTTGAATAAGATTGTCAACATCAACATTATAGTCAGCATTCCTAACCACTGACCGACACCAGTTCTATCTAACCAATGATGTAATGTCAATAACTTACTGTGCTTTATTGTGCTCACTATACTCACTTTCAAGTTGGTGCTGCTTACAAGACTTGAACTTGTGACCTATCGCTTACAAGACGATTGCTCTACCAACTGAGCTAAAGCAGCTAAACTGGTCAGGGTAGCAAGGTTCGAACTTGCGACTTCCACACTCCAAATGTGGCACTCTACCAACTGAGCTATACCCTGTTATTGTTTGGTGCGGGCAGTCGGATTCGAACCGACAACGTTTCTAATGTGACAGATTTTAAGTCTGTTGCGTTTCGCCAATTTCGCCATGCCCGCTTTTATCTACACTCAGGACACGGATACTTTACAATCAACTCATCCAATGTCAACAGACGTTCACTCTCAGTCAGTAGATATTTGCTGATGACGGCTTCACGATCAAACTCTAAATGGTACTTCATAGGGAATACTTTCTTCCAACCACGTATCCAATAGAGCCACATTAGTTCATACCTCTACTGTCAACTGGCATGACATTCTGACGTTCATGCTTCGTGATAGCCTCGCCAATCGTCCTATAAAGCTGACGAAGAAATTCAGGTTGCATTGACAATTGACAAACAAACTCACGTTCTGACGATCCATCCGCCATTGGAAACTGATCGTAGAATGTCAACCGAACTACATCAGCAATCGAAAGCTCTACCGTATTGACGTATTCAGACATTACTAGCTATCCTTCGTTGGCAAATCAACATCAGACAGTAACATTGTTTGAATGTAATGTCTATTGTTAATAGCCCAAAAGGTCAGCTTTCCAAGGAATTTTCTAGCATCAGCTTTGCTATAATCAATCTTATGCTCAGCGACTTTCTTGTCATCGTCCAAGCTAACTACGTAAACCATGATGATTAAAGGATCGTCAAAATCAGCCATTGGCTTAGGGATATCTACAGGTTTACGCACCATTTGCATTTCCTTTATCTTTAGCCGTTAAAGCAAAGCCCGCCACTCTGTTACAAGTGACGGGCCAGATAGTCAAGCCTGCGTACATCCGGCAGGCTTGTGATGCTTACTGGACGCGAGCAACAATCGCACCATTAGCAGGAGCAGTCCAAGAGCCGTAAGCCACGCCACCTTCAACCTTGCGAGCCACAAATTTCTTTGTGAAACGCTTCTCAGGAATGCTGACCGTCTCCATGACGTTCTTGCCATCAGGACCCTTCACAGCCTTGTTGCTTTCGCCGCGCACAGCGCGGGTGACAGTCTTGACGTTACCAGTCTCGACAGCGAAACGCTGATTGGCCGAACCGACAGCAGACGAAACCGTCTTGAACGCATCGCCCTTTTCAACATCGCTATCAGCAACAAAGAAATGCTGATCGACCTCAAGCTGTTCGAACGGATACTTCGTCTGAGCACCGCCACCACCACGGCGAGTAACCTTCGGAAGAACCAGACCAGTGGCGACAGCAAACTTCGGAGCAGCCTGAGCCGCACCATTCTGAGCATTGGAAACCATTCGAGCACCTTCAGTTGTAAGCATAGCTGCATAGCGATTGCTATCAGCAGGGTCAGTTTGGCCCGGATTGATCGAAATCAATGGCGGGTTGTGATTAAGCAGCGGGACACCCTCTGCCTGCGAAACATAGATTGCGACACCAGCAGCATTCGCTTCGGCAATTCGCTTCAGTAGTGCAATATCCATTTCATTCTCCATTTGGTTTGGATTTATGCAATGCGCAGAACCTAGGTTCGTTCCTCTTTTTTGTCAATGACCTTTTCGCACTTTTCTAAAAGTTTGTCACCTTCAGCGCCGCACTCTTTACAGTAAGGAACTTGAACGCGACCATCAAAATACCATGCGAGAGAATGACCGTTCACGATACAGACCTCACAACGATAAACATAACCACCGAAAATATACTCATTATCAACACACCGGCAGCAAAGCCGTTTAGCCAATTAGCGTTAGCTAATGCCTTCACTTGTCGTTCAATATCGGTCATATCTATCCTCCAAACATAAGTTTCAACGAAACATAAAACAGATACAAGCTACCGACGATGCCGATAGCGCGGATGATTTCAACAGCGATGAATGTGGGCATCTGACGTTCCTTTTGTTTCAATGCCCACAGATTAGCAGCTAAACCTTACTGAGTGATTAAAGTTCGCCTGAATGAACATCGTTTAGGTAGATTGGGTATTTCAAAAGCTCACTGGCTTCTTTCTGAGCATGCTCAAGGCTTTCACAACTAAGGTACCTTTCCCAACGTGACCAAAAACCATTCTTGACATAGACTGTATATTTGAGCAAGCTATAGCAAGGCTCATACTCGATCTTAACTTTGCGCATTCTACACTCTCCCATTCAAATAATCTTCGATGACTTTCCAAGCCTCGATCCACGAATAGCAAACAGCTACATAGTAGCCGACTTCTCGTAGATACGCAATACATTCTACTTGTTCATCAGACAATCCACCGTTTTTATGCTTACGTCTGCTCTCAACCTTCATCTCGATATATAGACCGGCGTACATTTTCGCCCATTCTGTCTGAATTGGCAACGGCAAAAATACGTCTGGAATGCCTCCTCGAACACCTTCACCAACCATACGATGGCTATTGGCATTTGGAATAGCATGAAGCCATTTTAATTGCGGATACTGCTTGCGACGCAAAGCGGCTTGTGCCATCAGCGCAGTCTGGTGCGCAGTCTCGGAACCAGCTTTAGCGATTTGTTCTGGTGTTAAAGCCATTTCTCAGTCTCTATCCTAAATTAAGCGAGTGGTCTACCTTGCTCCGCGCACCACTCAAGACGGACGCTAGATAGCACGACTGAGGCAACCCAACTCAATCACGCTACTGCAAGCTCTTGAATTAAGTACTGCCGACTGTACGTTTGCGTCCTGCAAGACGCCGGTATTACCCTACAGCTAGGTACGCACCTAACGATGCGGTTTTGCCACCGACAGTTCTGTGTTAGTCGCTATCTTTTCCTTCGTCACATGAGCACCCGCTACACAAGGAAGATGGCTCTTTTAACCTGATGCTAACACTCACCTTGCGAGGAGTGTAGCGGGTATTCTTTGATTACAGCTTGAACAGTTCCCGAATAAACTCCCATTCTTCCACAGGCATCCTGATTTCGCAATAGCCTGTTTCGTCCGAATTGTCATAGTCGATTTCGCTATTTTCGAAACACTCGCGAAGTTTGAACTTCGGCTGACTGTTGGTATGAACAGCAGTCGCCTTGGATCGCCCTTCGGCCTTCGCAGTCTGGACAGCCGCAGAAACCGCAGCGGTAGCCGCCTGTGCGTTTTCCGAAGACTTGACGACCTTGCTAGCCAGCGTGGCGGAAATCTCACCAGCGGCCACGGCTGATTGAACAGACGCAGGCATGGTCAGAAGGTCCAAAATCTGACTGATGCGACCACTCGACTTGCCAACCTTCTGAGCGATCACGCTCTGCTGCCAACCAAGATCGAGCAACTTTTTATAAACGCGAGCTTCCTCAAGCGGCGTCAGCGGCTTTCCGCTGTTGCTGATGACCTGATCCACGATCATGTCGGCATCGTTCGCGTATCGATCAAACGGAATGACCGGAACCGCTACAAGATCAGCGCCATAATGCTCGATAGCGCGAATGCACGCACGAGTGCGGCAATGACCGTCACGAACAACCATCTTACCGTCAACAAGCTTTACGCTGATTGGTTTGGTTTGATTGAAGCCGTTGTTCGCAATCGACTGCGCAAGCTGGTCAATGTGAGCGTCAAGCTCAGGGCCTTCATCGCGTGTATTCCAGCCCGGCTCAATCACGAGCATGCGCGGATCAACCTTGTGAACGTCCGAACGCCCCTTCGAAAACTGAGCAATTCCAGTAGCTTTAGCCATGATCTTTCTCCAAAGATGTCTGTTTGCTAACTCAACAAAAGCACTCTACTCTTTAGCAATTAAACTGTCAATACCCTTATTCAATATTTTGCAAAATATCTTCAATTTCTCTCAGATATCCAGCCGCTTTATCAGCACGCCTAGAACATTGACGATACAAATTACGGCGGCTTGCCTTATGAGGATCGTCTTTCAATTGAATAAGGCGATCCAGCACCAAATTAGCTTGATGTTGCGCCGCAATAACAAGATCGATCATATCTTCATCAGTCATTTCATAGTCTCAACACTGTTCGATTTGGAAGCATTCTAACTTCTGAATTATGCCAAGTCCATAGCTCGCCTTTGTGCTCACCTTCCTGTTGCACGCACAACCAGCAAAGGTCCTCCTCCTGTCCGTAATCGAGCAAGATCAAAGCACGAGCTTCGCCAAATGGTGTATCGAACCAATATTGCTGACGAAGTTCAAGCATTGTCACTTCTCAAACTCTACTTTTGCTTCTGAATCATACGAATACATTTTCTCAGGATTAACAAGTTCGGTCGTGGGAAGCTGGCGGATGATTGCTTCTAAAAATTCCGGTAAGGATTTTCCGTGAATTGAAACAGTCAATTCAGGAAGCCACTGCTTAAGTTGATCTCTCACCATCGCCGCACACCTTTCCCGCTCCGCAAGGACAGCCGCGCTTGTGTCGGGCTGTATGCCTCCAGCCTTCATATCTGGGCTTGTTATTGCCGCGTGTCGGATATTCTCATCGATCTCAGATAGCCTTCGTTTGGCGTCATCTGACAGCGACCATTCCAGCGCAGGATGCTCGGCCTCAGCCGGCTCGGCTGTGCGGAGAAGGGAGAGGATGGCGTCGGCTGCTGATGCAACGCCGTCCATAACGTCGTCTCTTGGAGCGTAAGCGACTCCTGCTACGGTCACAGATACGTGTCTCTTAATAATCCGCGCCACGGTCTCCCTATTGACCACCTGCGCCGCGCGGTCATTCCAACTACTGTAAAGATTCTCCTTGCGGTCAAAGTGAAGCGCCGTTGAAGCTGCGCAGCGTTTACAACTAATACATGACCCTCCAGCATTGGGATCGCCACCAAGATCGGGGTCACTTCCAACCGTAGGAATGTCGATGCGCTCAGCTTCGCCGCCACAAAACGGGCATGGAGCCAACGCTATCAGATCATCGCGCGGGTTTGTCATTGTGTCATTCCGTATTCACGATGATATTGCTTCCAACGTTTTGCTTCATTACGTTCAAATAAATCAGGATAGCAGCACGAAAAATCAGGGCAACATTCATTATCAATATCGTTGTGATATGATTTCCCCATCGCCCAATGCAGACATTGAATTCTAGCGCGCTCTCGATATTCAAGTGACGATGTTATCACAGCACCCTCATTTGTCAAAGTGAACGTAGATACACGAATGGCGGCGCGTGTTAGCAACAGCGTCAGCTTGCTTTCTCGTTGGATACGCAACACCTGTTTGATAACGCAACGGTCTATCATGCTTGTATTTATATACATTCACCCAACGACCAACTTTACCATCAGGTGCTTTCAGCCTAACAACTACACCAAA